GAAGCTTCGATGCCAAGGCGAACACGGCTGGAAGGTGTTAGGCCATATTCTGCCGCATACTTCATGGCGTCTCTCATGGCTGTGTTTGCTGTCCCGACCATCGGATTTTGCACAACATTTCCGTTTGTAGTTTGCATGATCAACCCACCACTTGCAGGGTTTTTCTTTGCCATTAGTTGAATTGCTTCTTCTGCCTTGCGCCAACGACCATAGGCCTGACAATACATTGCTAACCCACGCCCATCTATTTCAGTCAAGATGCCGCATCGAAACAAAGCACCACAAATATGGTTCCATTCTTCCATTGCATACTCGTCAAGATGATCTGGCGGCTGCGGAATGTCAGGCATAACCATTACAGGTTTAGGTTCGTTCCGCGCACGATTGCGCGAACGATTTTGATCAGTGATTAACTTGATTGCGGTTGGCTTTGGTTTTCTGCCTCTAGTCATGGTTTTTGTCTTTACTTTTTTTGTGGTTAATTTTACACATATTCTTGTAACAATAATATGGAGACAAAAAATGACCGCATATGAACAAATGTGCTTTGACGCTGCTGTTGTGTTTGCCGCCGTGCGTGGCGCAAAACCTAATACACGCATTCGTCAAGAATTTGCAAATTTTGCTGACGCGCAAAGTTATGCTGCTACATTTGGCGACAAGAAAACCATGATCTATGCAATCACCGCGCAAGGCAATAACGCCCACATCTGCAACGCATAAAGGAGAACAACAATGCGTATCAGCAAAACAATGCTGCAAAAGAAAATCGACATCATCAACGAAATGACAAACAGCCCTATGGAATACGCAACCAAAACTGATCAAGGTTTTCGTTGCAATGTGGGTCACTTCCATCTGTCGCAAGCGTATGGCGGCTATTGTTTGCAGCGCACTGTAGGCGAAGGTGGTGGGTGTCAAACACCTATCGGCCTTGGACACATAACAGGCAAAGAAATCTGTCATCAACTGGATGGTTTTATTGCTGCTTTGCGATTTAAAAAATAACATTGCATCAATCAAGGTCGCACTTTTGTGCGGCCTTTTTCCCAATAAATTTAAACGAAAAAGTTTTTGTTGCTTGTCGCATTCCACCTTTTCTCATCATGTTTCCGCCGGGATTATATTGAGCATCATGAGTATTGTTTGATACACTTTTTAAAACCCAATTTTTGTTTTTAATCATGGATTGATAAACTGGAATGCTGCTGAATTTAGCTTGAACATCAAAACCTCTATCCACCATTATTTGTGAGGTCAAATCAATTACTTTAATGCCGAGACCAAACCCAACATAATCAGGATGAACAACAGTTCTGTTGCTGTGCATTATTCTTTTGGTTCCTTTTCGATGTGGAACGTAATTTGCAAAACATTGAAAGCCAATTTGCTTTCCATCAAGATATATTCCGAATGTTTCTATGTGACCTCCCGGTAAATTTTTGCTTAAATAGTGATATTTGCTAAAATTTTTCCACGTATTTCTGTCGCATTCAGCAATGACAAATTCAAATTTTTCTTGTCTGACTGAGCTTCGCCAAAGACACCTCCGGTTTGTATATTTTGCTGCATTACAATCAATAATCCAATCTGGATTTAACCATTCTGCAACATCATAGTGACAAGAAATTAACGTTATTTTCTTGTTGAATTTTCTAGCAAACTTTTGAACACAATGCGCCATAACTTTTGCAACATTTCTGTCAACAACCGATGTAAATTCATCTATGACAACAAATGGTCGCAAAGAACACATTTGAAGTGCAGCTTCCGCTCTTGCTTTTTGGCCGTTTGATAAAGCACCAGCTGGTTTGACCCAACACGCAACTTGTGACAAACCAATTCCAGTTAAAGCGGCTGCACATTCGTCATAACTCATAGATGACATAAATTGTTCAATAACTGGTTTTTTTAAATCAAGCAATGTATCAAAACACGCAGGACCAAAAATTTCTGTGGCCAAAGTTGTTTTTCCCGACCCAGATGCGCCAATTATTAAACCAACATTAAAATCACTTGTTACATCTGCAGAAATTTCCATGTGATGAGTCAATTTTTCATCAATGTTCAAATCAACAGATTGCGCCGCTTTGACACTACGAAAGCCATTTGGCGGTGGTGATTGAAGATTTACTACAAAAGTTTGCATTCTATGCCCTCATTTTGTGCGCGTTCATACCATTCTTGCAATAAAAATTCCGTTTCAAACGTCAACAACATTTGATTTTCTGGAACTTCTACATTTTTTGTTGCTTCTTCTTTTTCTTCCGCATCAACATCAAACAAATCAGCCAATTCACCCAAATCAAAACCTGTCAATTCAAGATCAAAACCCATGTCATCAAGGTTTTTCATTTCGATTGCCAACATGGCGTTATCCCAGCCAGCATTTATAGCCAACTTGTTATCCGCAATAACGTAGGCTTTTTTCTGAGCATCAGTCCAACCAGTGGCTGTCATGGTTGGTACTTCTTCTAAACCTAGTTTCTGCGCAGCCAGCAAACGCCCATGCCCAGCGATGATTTGCCCATCCGTGTCAACCAAGATGGGCGTGGTAAACCCCCATTCTTTGATGGACGCTGCGATCTGGTCAATCTGTTCTTTGCTGTGCGTTCTGCTGTTGCGAGCGTAAGGCACAAGCGCAGACACCTTGCGGCGCATCACGTTATCAGCGGGCCATTGGTTTTTTGTCATGTTTTGCTCCAGTTTTATCAACTGAAACCACTTTTGACCCCCGATGTCAATTTAGGCTTTGTCAAAAGAACGATTTGTGTGCAGGTTTGGGTGTTTTGCCTATAGGGATCGCATATACCCCCCCCCTATGGATAGCTTTCTGCCTCTAGGAAAATGATCTCCATATCGACGCTTACAGCACCTGTGCCGCTTGTCACCTTGGCAAGAACACCAATGTCGGTCAGTTCTGGCATTACCAATGGCATATCAAAAGTAATCTCAAAGTTTGAATCCATGCCGATAACTTCCTGTACCTTCACGATTGGCTTGTATGGCGCTGTTGTCTGCAAAACGCCTTCACGCTTTAGGAGCAACACATCGGTTGTCTTGTTGGCTTGTATTTCAGGATTGATCTGGATTGATGTAATCAGCCCAACGTGGTTGCGTGGAACAGTGATTGATCCAATGCCTGAAGTGCCGCTTGGGAAACCATTTAACTGAATCTGCGCCCAGTCTTCTGTACCTGCCGCGTTCTGTATGGTGATGTTGCCAAGGTGTGACCCGGCTGTCGCTGTGCCATATGTTCCGCTCTCATAGACCTCGACCAGATATAGGCGAATGAATGTCACAGCGGTTGCTGATGATGCTGACGCGCCATTGGTTGCTAAGACGGCGGTAATCTCATCCCCATTGGCATTCATGCCCCATAACTTCACAGATCGCGCACCAGCGCCACTGGCTGTATCACCAGCGTTGCCACCCGCCTTAATGCGAAGTGCTGTCGCAGCGGCTGGCTGTGGCGTCCTGTATAGGCCTGTGTCTGACACAGGTGTATACGTTGTATTTAGCAAGACATTGCGCCCAAACTGGTGATGCACATGGGCTTGGTTCATGTTGCCGATCGCAAGGTGATGCGACCACGGCAAACTGTTTTTCTGGCGAATTTCCATTAGCGGTTGCCCCTGTGTCGCGGGTCAACGGGCCAGCCGTCATCCCCTATGGATAGATCAAACCCGTGGTATTCAGCCTGTTGGATGTCGCCTGAGTGGCAGGCCCAGCATACCGCTTGGAGATTGTTATAGTCGAAAAACAAATCCAAGTCACCCTTATGTGCAATGATATGGTGAACAACTGCCGATTTAGCATCTGTCCTGCCACGCTTTAGAAGCGCACCACATTGCTTGTGCTGGCATCTGTAGCCATCCCTTAGCAGCACACGGCGGCGAAGTTGTTGCCACTGCTTCGTTTGGTATAGCTTGCGATACTCAGTGGCTTCGGGTGTACGCCACCTGTCCAGCACTTTGCTCAATCATTATCTCCATCACAATGCCAAGCGACACGACCATATCCAAGATGCTGACGCCTTCGTCATGTATATCAGCAAAAAAAAGCAGGATGTCATTGGCAACCTCATGTGCCACTTTCTGATCGACCTTACTCATATCTACTTCAATTTCTGGCATATTCAGGATTGTAGTTCATTTTGTTCAGCAATGGTATCAAGAATTGATAGCGCAAATTTAGACGTTGGATCAAACCACCATAGCGGCTTTTGGCTGCTGTCTTTGTTATCTGAGTTCCTGATGATGCTATGGACGCCTGTAGGTTCATTACGCACCCGTGCAATGGCCCCGATGCAGGCGTTTTTGGTCATGCCAACTATGTCGCCAGCTTGCTTGTGACTTAGGCCCATGTTCTCGACAAGGTGCAGCGCCATCAGAATTT